TAGTATTACCCTTATGTCACCTGCGCTTACGCTTATTGCTCTGGTTCGATGCTCTCTGCTCAGATTTTTTTATGTCAGAATGGTATATAGACGTTATGGTAAACGTTATAGTCGCCGCTCTGGGCGTTCTCGTCGGAAAGTTCGTATGTCGAAGTCACTGTACAAGCGACGTAGATATAGACGTTATCGACGTAGATCCAGAAAGTCAGGTGGTTTAACTGTAAGTGGTAACCGGGAATCATGTCTCGAGTATTCGTCCTTTATTCCTCTAGCTACGGAGGTTTATGGTAGCTATGTTGGTAGTTTACAGGATGGTTTTTATCAGTGGTCAATTAATCCACTTCCTGCTGGTGTTTGTGAGATGCCTGGTGATATTACCTATACTGGTCAATGGGAAGCTGCTGGTACTGATTGTTTTAAGCGTGGAATTGGTAAAAAAGAGGAAGCTTTAATGCTAGTTGATTTACCTATTTGCATATCACAATTGAGTTTACGCAATCTTGTAAGATGCGATACGCTCTTTGAATTATGCAAATCATATCGAATCGTCTCAGTGTCATGTACATTTACTGTACCTGAACGAACCTCGGATGGTCCTAACCACAATTTATATCTTATGTGGACACATTTACCGAAATGTCGTGCTGCTGATGCTGAGTCATGCTTTGGTATGGTTTGTAAAGAGGTTGTTAATATTGAAGGTCAGTATTCACCTTCTGTGAGTGGCTGGAATTGGATTGCTAATCCTGCAGATATTGCAGAGGCATGCTCTTGTGATGGTATTGAGAATGGTCGTAATGGATGGCAACGTAAGCAACTTGCTTACAATAGTCCTGTGACTATTTCTTGGCGTCCTAGACATGCTAAGATCATTGCTTCTCACGAGAATTATATTGATTCTGGATATGCTCATAATGCTGCTCAAACCTATAATAAAGTGCTTCCAAATTTTGCTAGTGATCTTAAAATGTCTCGTGGCTATTTGCCTACAGATATTGATGATAGAGCCCGTACTGAACGTCAATATTGGATGGGTCCATGTATTCGTCTTATTGATGGTGATATTAAAGCATCTGAACCTGTTCCTGAAACATCTGCTTTGAATATATTCGATCGATATGGTATCCGTGTCACCACTACAATTAAAGTGAGGTTTAAAGGAATGAATACTTCTGACCCTATCTTCCCTGAATATCAGGCTTAATGTATAGGCTGTCGGTAGTCGTATTCATGGTCGAAACTGGAATAATTCTGATGATACTTGGTCTGGTGCTGCTAATACTGTACTCAAACAACTTGGTAAGGGTTATGGTGCTTGGAAGCTTCTAAGAGGCATTACCCATGCTGTTAATGGCATGGGTGGTGAGTTATTAGGAGATTTAATTTATTTATTTATTTGTTATAACAAACATTTTAATCGATCACGGATCATCAGGATAGGATCATCTGGGTTGTAATCAGAAGGATACTTGACATGTCTTTTAAGGATTTCTTCTTGTTCCTTTGTTAGAAGTTCTTTTGGGTTGAATTCCAAAGGAATGGCGTATTCAATACTTCCATCTGAGGATCTTCTTGGAGGTCCCAAGTAATAGCATTTGGTGAGTCTTCTGTAAAGTTGATCGGGATCGAGATTGAATCTGTTCGATCCAGCCCACCAGGTTGCAGGATAGGAGATTGTTGAAATGAGGATTTTCTTGAGACCGGATATAAGAACACTTCCTCCCTTGGTTTCATAGATTCCAGGGAATCTGTCTGCAAGTTGACAAAACTTTCCAAAGGGCATTGATCGTCCATTAAATTCATCAAACCATATGGTCTTCTCTCTGTTGTATCCATCGAAGTAAACCTTTTCGTACATTTGTATGGGGAACCTGTATCCGCTCTCCTTGTAGTCCTCATCGTTGAAGCAGTGCCAAGACTTGCCCGATCCAGCTGGGCCCACGTATACGATAACTTGTGGAGCTGTTGTTTCAGAGTTACGAGCTCTTTTGCTATCATGGAGCACTATATACTTCTCAAGTCCACTAGAGTATCTTACGGTGCTAGCAAAGTGTGATTCATACACATCGAATAAGTCTTTTCCTTCCTTGATCATGTCATGAATTTCATCCAAGTCTGATCTGTGACCTCTTTCAATTCTTCTTCTGTTGACAATGACTTGAAATTCTCCATCCTTAGCTAAGTAAGTATCACATTGTTCTCTTGTTCCTTGTCTCTTCTCACAATGCATATCTGGAATGTTGAATAATACTCTCTTGATCCAAGTCATGTATTGTCTCTTCTCTAATTCAAGGTTAAGATGACAGTGTTGGTAACCAGTCTTTTCTCCAGTATGTTTTCCAATTGACAAATATCTGACCAAATATTGTCCATCTTCATCCTGATAGTTCCCAATCTCTTCCAGCTTTTCCGGATGATCAAATAAGTCCCAATTTTTGACAGTCAGAGCCCACATTTTCACTTGAGGATTTGGCATAGTCTTCCCAGTAGTTGTTGTTTGGCTTCACCAAACTTTTTATGAAATTTTGAACGTATGTTGGGATGTATGTCGTCCTCGCATTAAATGGCACAAAAGTATGATGACGCATGTTGTTTCCCGCCAAATTTTGCCGGTAAAAAAGTCTAAGATCCTTTCAAAAAACTAAACCCCCCTTGAGGGGGTGAAGGGGGTAGAGTCAGAGATTCACATGTCAGTCATGATGCCGCGCTGATTTCGGCGGCATACAAAACCTCTTCATTTAAATTCAAAATCCTTGTCTAAATATCGCGCCGAGCCCCCTACTTAGCCCCTTGGGGCGAGCGCCGATTTTTTAAGTATGGATTTATGAAGTGTTGTTGAGGTCAGAATGATTGACGGCTGTCATTGTTGGCCGTCAATACTAGAGCGAAGCGCGCAGGTAAAGACATAAGGGATGAGCGCAGCTC